ATATTTAAGCAAAACAAGTATCAAAATCGCGGCAGCAAGGAACAAAAACCATTGTTTGTTTCCGAACGCCGCCATAATAATCGCAATCACAAAGGCCAGACGTGTAAGCGAATTTAAATTTTCGTCAGTGTTGCCTGTTTGTGTTGGAAATATAGTTCCGCTGCGAAACAGAGCACACGGATTTTTCACCCAAAATTTTTCTGGAGGATGAGTGCTGTCCATTTGGAGTAAGAAAATAAAATAAAATTTGTATTTGTGTAGGTTTCAGGATTATTCTAAGGTGCCGGGATGACGTCTCCATCACTAATTTCTTGTACCTCGTCTTTCAACCCTTTAATTTTATCTAAAACTTGAGAACTAAGAATGTCGCACAGTTCCAACATGTCATGGGCTGAGTCTTTGAGCCGAAGAGAATTTATATGTTCTTCAGTAATCGTAGTCTGAATTTGGAATTTAAGATCATTTATCGCCGGAATTTCTTGTGGCGAAGATTTTTCGACTTTGTGTAGCCGGTTTAAGAGTTTTGACAGAGTAGCGAGTTTTTGTTTCGAAGTATTATCTCGTTTAAGGAGAACATCGTCGACTTCGTTGAACCGGTCTGTCAGTTGTGTAAACAACTGAGCGAGGCGATCGATTTTTTCTTGACGAACATCGAGTTCGTTATCTTCGAGAAACGCATATTTCTTACCTAATACCTCGCAGATGCGGGATGCGTTCTCGTAAAACGTATTGAGCTCTATGGAAATATACACAAGACCCAGTTCAATTTCGTCAAAAATAAAAGACGCAGGACGAATCGTCAAAGCGTCATAAGCCTCGGCTTGAGACATCGAACGAAGGTCGTCGACAGGAAGAGGGACGGGCTCCGTGGATAAACCCTCCTTCGCTTCCACCAAGGTCTCCACCTTTTGGACGAGACTTTGAATTTGGTTGTCCGGTTTCGCCTCTTCGTAAGATCCGTCGAATTCGCCTACGAGACGGTAACACCAACTCGAACTCTTCGTAATATGGCAGACAAAACTACTTGAAACAGAAACCAAATCCGATTCGAGCGTTCCGCGAATTTTTGTCAGATATTCTAGTTGCCGTGACCCGATTTCAATCCCAACCGGCGAAATAAACATTTCTGTGGGCGCAGACCCAAGTAACACCGCAACGTTAAACTTGTCGGGAATACTAATAAAAAACGGTTGCACCAGACCCGTCGCCATGCATTCCAGAAACTTGCATTGATAGGTATTCCCGTTTTTCCGTATCATATAAATGGCAATGACTGTTGTATTATGAGTTTGCAGAAGAGAAATAGTTTTTTCGTAAGATAAATTCATTGTACCCTTTTGTTCTTTCGCTTTAAAAAAACCTAATGATAAGCAAGACACATGGATTCTCTGGACGACCTTCCCGTAGCCCAAACCGTATTAAGTCCAAAAGAGGAGGCTTCGCTCCAACGTCTCTTTCAAGACGGGTCCTCCGTTTCCCCAACTGCGACTTCCCCGTCTAATATAAAGTTGGCTTTGGCCTGTTTGGTAGGAAGTTTTGTTCTCCTGGCCAACCCGTGGTCGACGGGAGTTATCGAAGCTATTCCGAAATGTAAGGGGGATGTTGCCCAACTTGCAATTAAAACTTTGATTTTTTTAATCGTCGCCTATATCGTTCTCCAATGGATTATGTAGCTTTCAGTGCGCCCAGGTTCCTTTTTTAGCACAAAAAAAAGGAAACTAAAAGATAATATTTTAGATAGTGAGGTCAAGGTCGCGGGTGATAACAGCGTCCATTTTCTTATTATATTTCTCCAGGCCCGGCAGGGCAATCACGTTTGGAGACTCTTGAGAGTCGCTCAGTTGGTTAACCTGACGCCCCCCAAGTGTTTGAGGATAAGTCATTCCACAATCCCAAAAATGTCCCTGTTGGGGCTGGTTGTTCAACGACCGAGTGGTTGGCATGTCTCCGCGGTCTTTGAAATCCCACCGACTTCCAATTTCATTATTTACCCAGGGCTTACCGACTCCGCAGCCTCGCTCCCCTTCGAACCATTGGCCAAACTCGTGAAAGGGCGGAGTTAATAAACTGTTCGGGTCGGTTTCGTAATTTTCAGTCAAGCTACGCAGCGTCGCGTAGAAATCAACAGGGGCTTGGTCGCAGGGCAAATATTTACTGTGAGGGTCGGCTTTGTAGTGGGGGTCATCTTGCATACTAATATGGGCGTTCGACGGCCCGGCAAAATCGACCGGCGTCTTTTTCCCGTAAGCCGTCCCCGCCGTGTCGTTCGCCCAGCTAAACCGGCAATAGCTTTCGCGATTAGGGCCGCATTTGAGTTTGCACTTGAAGACTATAAAAATCACAATTACAATCAACACCGCAACAAGAACGACGAGGCCAAGATTCACATATTTTTTCTTTTCATCACCGACGGTTGCACTTTCTTGGGTTGTTTCCATGAAAGAGGACATCTTTATCAATGTAGGCATAAAAAAAATATTTTTTTTTAACACACTATTCCGATTTCTCTTCATCCAAGAAGAGAAATATCCAACTTTGTTAATTTTCACAGATGTTTAAACAACTGTTCTCTATCTGCGCCACTGTCCCTGTCCGTTGCACCCCATTCCTACAGGAGTAACTGGCTTCGACCACCCGTAGGCGTTGACCAACAGTTGATTTGTCGCTCCAATCGGGGCAGTAAAAGGGGCCGGGGCGCAGTAAATTCGTCTCGGGGCTGGGGCTGGGAAATGGCATGAATTTCCGATCATGGAGCCTCCGGCTTCTCCGGGAGTGGAGACGCCGGGCCGCCTGGCGGGAAGAGGGCGGCGGCCCATTTGGGCATTACGCGCTTGGGCAGCCTTTCCGGGGTTTGGAACGGACGCCCTATTATAGTATTCGCGGTTAGGATGGTGAGTATGGGGCAGCGCATTTCCACATTGACATGAAGAGGCGTTGGCGTTGGTAGGCAAATTTGCTTGAGCCATGATGGACATTTATCTTCCAACAACAAAAAAAAAATAGAAAAAACTAAAAAATCATATCCTTATAAGTAGTGAACTTGAATAAGTTTTTGGACTGTCCGATAATGGAGAACATCCGACGTCACAATTTTTATTTCTTTGAGGCCAGTAAGTTTATTTTTATGGGATTCCGTTATTTTGGCCGCTGCCACATCTTTTTTGTATTGGGCGTAGCGGAGAAGTGTGGCCAACGGTACGTCGGGGAAAATAATCCGTTTGTCCTTTTCGTTTTGTAAGTTTCGATGGTCCGGGTTTAAGTAGGCCCATTCGAGAATATTAGGACGCTTTTCGTCATTTTTAATATTAATATAAGAATTAATAGCACGAGTAACTTCGATTCGGCTCAAATTTCTTCCCTTTTCGATTTTCAAAAAGGCTCGGAGTTCGGGGGATATGTTTTGCGGAGTAGTCAATCCGCTATTCTTGCGGATTGACCCCGACATCTTGTATCGACGCCTCAGTTTGGTGAGTTTTGGTGCTTTCATTTCGAGGTCTAAAAGAGTTCGCCGTACACTTTTTAAGGTTTTAATGCCTTTCCGTTCCCCTGAAGGATTCGATGACAGCTTTTCAATCTCCACGTCACATTTTTGGACAGCCTGGTGTATTTTTTCAATGTATGTTTCTAGAGTTATCTTTGTTCTTTTTCTTTTGTTCATCGCAACCTGAGGTTCCGGAGCGAGAATATTGCTAGAAGCTTCTATAGCTGGGGGATCCACTTTAGAGACTTTAGAGACTTTTTTTATATTAGCGACCATTTTCGTTTTAGGGGGTGCTTTCGTTTTAGATGATAACTTCGCTTTAGGGGGCTTAGAGGCTTTAGCGCTTTTGGAGGACTTATGCTGACGTTTGACAGTTTTGACTTTGGGGACCACGCCAAGGGGTTTTTTCGAACCCCCTTTTTTTTGGGTTGTATCTATAGATTTATGAGTTTTTGCCATTTTAATGAAAAACTGGTGTTTTTAAATTAATACTAAACTAAGTTTAAAATTATATATATATATTACAATGGATTATTTAAAACACGTTTTTCAGTGTGCAAAACCTCCTTCCCATTTTTCCACCAACGATGCGCGACAGTCTCGCGATGCTTCAGAAATTGCAGATTCTTCCGGCGAAGGGGCAAAAGTAAGGCCTCCCCCCCCCGCCTCCCACTCCCACTTACACTATAAACAACAACATATAGCTTCGTTGGCCGAAAGCCAAGCCGTTTTCGAATTACAGAAGAAGTACATCGAAAACCGTATTCACCATATCAATTTGCAAATTGAGAAGGTCGACCGAGTATCCATTTCGGACTTGAGGCAAAAAATTGTACGGCTTGAAGAAACCTGTAAAGAATTACAAAATAAACTCGAGACTTTAAAAGGAGACGCTGAATGGGTTAAATTTGAGTAAGATACGACCGGTTCCGGACCATCTTGGGAGATGAAGCTTCTTTAATAGGCTTGGGGACACACACAGGAGTGTATGTTTCAACCGTATACAAATAAACATTGCCTACTAACTTGGCTTCGGGGTAAAAACTTGTAGGGACCAGAATCGCGATGGCAATCATCGTTTCGGGGGTATAGGCTTCCAATCGTTCCGTAGCTACTCGAGACAGAGTTTTCGCCTTAGTCCACTGGGTTCCGTTTTTTATGCAATACCGGAAAATACAATTCGTTCCATCTCGTTTGACGTCCCACAAATATTTAAAAATTCCAATGCCACTGCCGTGGCGGATGGCACTTTTTTCTACCAAAGGGAGATAGGTTTGTTGGATGAGTTGGGCCGCTTTGTCTAATTGGGTCCGCCACGATTCCATAATTTCTTATATTGTGGGTTTATTTATACGAAGTGGTATAAACATCCTTTTTTCCCTAGTAATGAATAATACTAATTCTCCTCATACGTCCCAACTTATCCATGCTGGCGTTGAACTTGTGGTTGGAGCTTGTATTACTTTTTGGTTGAATCGGAAAATTTCAACGGTCTCTAAAAAAGTTGGGGTTCTAGAAGATAAACTTAAATTCTTTGAAAATCTGTTGGGACAACATCATGAACTTATTAAGAAACTCTTTGCTAATATTGAAATCGCCTCTTTGGGGGTGGCTAAAATAACTAAATCGTCGCCAGAGTCGTTTAAAACTCCGGAAACTCCGGAAGCTCCTACGCATACTCTCTTAGAACCTCAGCTCATGGCCTCGCACGAGCCCGTGGCGGTGGTTGAGAAAGAAGCAGCCTTAGATACGATGGCTGCGTTAGATGCAATTCTTTCTAATGAAATAAAAGATATTAAAATTGATCGGACAGTGTCTTTGACTTAAAAATTTCGCTTCCCACCTTATCGCTTGGTCATAGGTAAGATGCCTGGTTTGTATCGATGCCGCTATCCCGAATCGGCCTATGAAACTTGGAAAGATGCGTTTGAACCTTATCTCGCTGGGCTGTACGAACTTATGGTTCGGCGATTAACGTCCGGCGGGGTGTTTTCGCTGCAGGAGCATGTTTCGTACGATGCGTTCTGTTTGTTCGTCTATCAATTTTCTTCAAAAGAAATTCCGGGTATATTTTTTGAAGAATTGGACGAACGACTTTCGCGGAAAATAGAATGAGACTCTTCCATTAAGTTCGATACTTCTTTCTATTTTTCTTAAATAGAAATCTAATAAACAACCTAAATAACTTGGCTGAAAGGTACATAACAGTCGGGGACTGGAGAGCGGTTGTAAGTTCCTGCAATCGCTGGGTCGACGTAGCTCTTGGGGTGGTTTTGGAAATGTCCGGTGAACGGAGACACGCTTCGGTTGTCGAAGTTGTTTATTCCCTGGTCCGCGGTTGCTGGGTGGGTGTAGCCGAGCCAATACTGGTAGGGGGCGATGTACGCTTTGTCCGTGTAGAAAATGCCGTAGTCGTTTTCTGAGTCGGACAAGAAACATGATCCGTCGAGGCCCGGGGTCCATCCTGCCGGGCACGGGTCGTAACTGAATTGGCGTTGGAAACTTTGACCCCAGCCCTTTCGCTCTAAAAGAGGGTTGCTGTACAGGGGGTCTGTTGCTCTCTTATACGGATTTATGTTGACGCCGACCTTTCGGCCCGTGCTTTGCATTATTCCGGGGACCAGTTTTTGTTGGTAGAGGGCGTAGAGCGGGTCGATAAACCCTTTTTCGTAATACTTCCATACGGGCAAATTGGCTTCCATTTCTTTTATTATGTTACTTATTAAGTTTATGGAGTTTATGGAAAAAATGCTTCCAATAAAAACTTGAGTTGCAACAACTTCAAATAACAAGGGCAGTTTATTAAATATTATTACAATGGAACCTACCGATTCGAAATTATTTGAGGATAAGATACGAACTAAAAACGAAAAGAAAAATGCTTTTGAAGCGAAACGATATCTTCCATGGATATGCCCAAATTGTAGCTATAATAATACCAATTTTCCATCGGTGTGCGAAAATGATTATTGCGAAGAAGACCGTCCAGGTTATGACGAATTGAAGGAAAAAATTGACCTGCAATGGAAGGAACGTGAACTTAAGCAAAAAACTTTGGAACGGGCCAAGTGGCCCCCATGGTGGAGACCGAGGCTTACCAGAACGACCAGCACTCCTTTGAAATCCCGAACTATCCCGCGCTCTCTCTCTCCCACGACTACATCGCCCCGACTCGCCCCCTCTCCCACGACTATATTTCCCGTCCTTGGAAAGGACGAAGAAGATGTAAAACCAATCTACACTGTTTCCAATTTCATCAGATGGACTACACATTAGTAGAGACAATTGTAGACCTTATTGGCGATGGAAATGATGATTGGACTATTTATCGATATA